TAACAGTGGCAAAGACTGGAACGGTCTTGGAAACATTGTTGAGGCTTCGGGTACTGTTGGTAACATTAACCGTGCTACTGCTGGTAACGAATACTGGCGTTCGTATGAGGAAAACACTGCAGGTGCTTTGACGCTTGCACAGATGGCTACCGCATACAACACCACTTCTGTTGGCAACGACCATCCTGACATGATTATTACAACACAAACGTTGTACGAAAAGTATGAGGCATTGCTTCAACCACAGTTGCGTTACACTGACACCAAGACTGCTGACGCTGGTTTCCAAAACCTGTTGTTCAAGGCTGCTCCTGTTGTTTACGATACGGGTTGCACCGCTGGCGTAGTGTATTTCTTGAACTCTAAGTACCTCACGCTGGTCGGTCACAGTGGCAAGTGGTTCTCACAAACCGCTTTCGTTCGTCCTGAAAACATGGACGCTTCGTACGCTTTGATTATGTGCTACGGCAACCTTACTTGCCGCAACGCTAAGAAGCAAGGTAAACTCACAGCCAAGACTGCGTAAGCATTCTAGCCTAGGGAACAAATAATATAATGGTGGGCAGGGATAAAAGCCCTGCCCACCATTTCTATATAGTCGTTAATTAAAGGAAAACCTGATGCCTAAGAAGCCAATGACTGTTACTGACGCTTACAATAAAGCAAAACCTAAAGGTAAAACATCTGCCCGTGAAAACGTTACTAAGTCAGGGCAAGGTTCAGGTAACACTATGAGCCGTTCTTCTGTTGGTGCAGCACGTAATGCAGTAACTAAAACTGGTATGGGTTCAGGCAACATGAGTGCTAAGAAAAAGGGTAAAAGTTTCTTTGACCGTGTTGGTGATGTTGCTAAAGGTGTTGGTCGTGTTGGTTCTGCTGTAGTTAAAGATTCTGTTAACACTGTAACTAATCCTTTTGGTGCAGCAAAATCTACTGCTAAACAAATTGGTAGAGATGTTAAGAATAAGAATGTTGCTGGTTTGGGTTTGGCTGCTGCAAGTATGATTCCTATTCCTGGTGCTAAAGGTACTGCCGCTGCGATTAAAGCAGCAGGCAAAGCAGGTAAGGCAACTAAGACTTTGTCGCAGTTGGCTGATGATGCAGTTAAGGCTGGGGCTAAAGGTGCCAAGGGTTCTAAACCTAAACCCACACCAAAACCTAAGACTAAACCCACACCTAAACCATCTTCCAAACCACCTGCAACACCAAAACCTAAAACTAAAGTTGAATCTGCACAATCAGAGTTAGCAGATGTTCGTAAAGAACTGGCTGATTTTAAAGCAGCAAAGGGTGGCAAATATAAAGATGATATTGGTTACAAGAGACTTAATGAAAAACTTAGGGCTAAGGAACAAAAGGTTGCTAACGCTGTTAAAGAAGCAGCCACACCACCACGTGAACAACGTGGTGTAACACAAAAAACCATGACTGATACACCAGTTAAACCTGGTGACGCACAACGCACTTACAGTGGCGTTGGTCGTTCAAAGACTCCTAGGACTGGTGTAACTGAATCACCTAAACCAAACAAGGGTCAGTATGAAGGCGACACGTTGCGTGGACAAGCACGTAATGATGCAGCCAGCATGTCCAATAAGGGTTTGCGTGGTTCTAGCAGGGCTACTCGTGATGGGCGCACTGCCGAAAACAAGGCTAAGAATGTTGAGAACATTAAGATTCGTGAGAATGACCGTAAGGTAGCGAAGTATAATGACATGCTTGCTAAAGCAAAAGCATCTAAGAAGCCTAAGGATATTGCGGCTGCTAAGAAGTATGCTGAGTTTTGGAAACTTAAGGGCATTAAGAAACTCAAGTAATTAGGAACAGAATCGTATAGTTGATGACTAGTATTCAAGGTTCTGTCCCCGCCCATTCATTATACGGTGCCCCTGTCAGTGGGCAGCGTTTGGCTGCCTCTGCTGGGGCACGTATTGCTGCCCCCAGTGGACCCTATGTGGGTCGTGGTAACAAGTGTTCGGCTAATGAGGATAGTTGTGAAGGGATGCGAGCCAAAGGCACAGAGTTGTGCATGGGGCATTTGCGTTCTTCATTAAAGGATGGTGCTGATGGCGTATAATCAAATGACCGCAACTCAGTTGCGGTCTACTGTCCGTCAGATTACCGACCTGGATTCGGACGACCTACCTGACGGTTTGCTGAACCTTTATATTCGTGACGGGTACTATCGTATTTTGGATTTGGAAAAACGTTGGTCGTTTCTTGAAACCAGTTTTAACTTTAATACTGTAGCCAACGTTCGTGCTTACCCTATTAGTGGATTTACTGTTGACCCTATTAGCGAAGTTGTATCCATTGTTGACAACACCAAGTCAGGCTTTAGGTTGGACATGGTTGGCTACGACATGGCTGAACAAACCTATAGTGGCGCATATGACACTAGTGGTGAACCTTTGTTTTATGCTGTGTGGAATGGCAACATTAACATTTACCCTAAGCCTAATAATTCACGGTTGTTGACGTGTCGTGGTTATCGTGAACCGATTGACTGGATTACTAATGACGGCAATGTGGATGCGCCTGCTTCGCTGCATTTCCCGTTGGTGTATTATGCGGTGGCTCGTGTGTATCAGCAGATGGAAGATACAACGATGGCTACCATCTACAAGCAGTCTTTTGATGAGGGTGTGGCGTTGGCTCGTAAGAAACTTACGCAGCCAACCAGTCATGGGCAGTTGATTATGGCTCATGGTCAGACACGTAATCGTCCTACTATGCAAAGTTGGTTGAAGTCTCTCGGTCCAACATTGGGTCAGTAGGTTACTGTGGAAATTTTTACGCAGCAAGACTTCAGCGGTGGGTTAAACTTTAGGTCTGACCAGTTTCAGTTACAAGATAATGAATCTCCACGTATGTTGAACGTGGAGATTGACCCTCGTGGTGGAGTGTTTTCTCGTGGAAGTATGGTGCGTATTAACTCAACAAACGTTGCAGGGACATGGACACCGCAACGGTTAATACCTTTTTATGGTGATTCTAATTATGTTATGTTAACTACCACTACAAACATTTATAAATCTACTGGTGGTAATTTTTCTGTGTTGCAGTATTCTGCTGGTAATGACGTAACGGTTATTGCTGGTGCTAGTCCTCATGGCGCTGCTATGGCAGCATGGGGTAACATCCTTTACATTTCTACTGGCACTAATGCTGCTAGTACAAACTACTACTGGAAAACTGGCGACACGTATGCTAGTGCTATGAGTGTTAGCGGTTCGGGTTCTCACCCTTGGCAGAGTGCTACTGCTGCTGGGGCTGGTCATTTACCTAGGGCGCAACACTTGTGTGTCCATGCTAGTAAATTGTTTGCTGCTAACACTAGCGAAGGTGGTGTACGTCAACCTAATAGGTTGCGTTGGTCTAACGAGTTGACTCCTGATTCGTGGCATGAAAGTAACTATATAGATTTTCTTGGTGGTGGCGATGGTATTACTGCCATTAAAGTTGTTAATGGTCAGTTAGTAGTTTTTAAACCTCATGCGACATACTTGTTGTATGGTAAAGACACAACAACATTTCAAGTTGTTGAAATATCTTCAAGCATTGGTACAGCCAGCCCTGATTCTGTTGTGGCTAGTGACACTGGATTATATTTTTATTCTGTTGGACGTGGACTATTCTTTTTTGACGGTAACACTATCGTTGATGTGTTTAAAAACATTCGTCCTATATTGGATTTGCGTTATGTTTCTAGTACCACAACTGATGGTGTGAGTTTGTCTTGGGTTGGTCGTCGGGTATGGTTGTCTTTGCCTTATGCCACCAGTGGTGCTATACCTAGTTACGCAACGGTTAACTTTGTGTTTGACCCATCGTTGAATGCTTATACAATGTTTACAACCACTGGTGCTAGTGCCGACCCCACAACTGAAAGTTATGGGGTTATAGGTGGAACAGATTTCCGTGATTCCAGCAACAACGAGTTGCGTTTAATGTGTCATCCTACTGTTCCTGCTATTCTTAATGTTGATGATTATGATACTGCTACAGATACCATAATTAACACCAGTAGTTTTGTCGGCTTCACTAGTTATTATCGTACTAAATGGTTTGACGGTGGAACATATATGCAGAAAAAAATGTTTCGCCGTCCTGATGTTGTAGTCAAAGAATCTGATACTGAACAGTCTATAAATGTTTTTGTTTACCATAACTTTGATGAGGCTATAGGTAACCATCGCAGGATGTTTGCTTTATCGCAAACACCTGCCAGTGTTTCTAACTGGGGTACAATGATTTGGGGTACGGGCACTTGGACTGCTGGTACTTCTAGTTCCGCTGTCTTAACAGGAAAGAACCTTGGTCAAGCAAAGACAGTTCAACTAGAATTTGTTGGTCCTACTAGCAAAATTTGGGGTATAAACTCCATTGGATATAAATTCAATTCACGAAGGGTTGGTGGCTAATGGCTACTCTCAATATAGGTTACACGTTTGTTAATGCTACTCCAGCGGTAGCCAGTCAAGTTAATGCTAACTTTCAAGATGTCAAAACTTTTGTTGAAGGCATCTCTGCTGGAACCAACATTGATGCTGGTTCCATTGAGTTAAGTAAACTATCTAACACTGCTATACAGAATTTAACTCCATCAGGTTCTATTATGCAGTACGCTGGTGCTGCAGCACCTACTGGATGGATTATATGTGATGGAGCAGCAGTGTCAACCACAACGTATGCTGCGCTATTTGCTGTTATTGGTACAGCATTTAACACTAGCGGTGGACAGACTGCGCCTGGTGCTGGTACGTTCCGTGTGCCGTTGTTGACGGGTCGGATTCCTGTTGGTCGTGACGCTGCTAACGCAGCGTTTGACGTGGTGGGTGAAACTGGTGGTTCTGCCACTAGTGTCGCATCTCACACCCATTCGGGTTCTACGTTAACTGCGGTAAGTGGTGGTAGCCATACTCACACTTACGCTGGAACCACAAATGCTGAATCACAAGACCATGTTCACGCACCGTTAGTTACTGGTTTTGCTTTAGCAGCAGGTGGTACAAGTGTAGTTGCTACTGGACCTGGTGGTGGGGCTGATGCTGCATATAACACGGCAGGTAAAAGCACAACGCATAATCATACTTACAGTGGTACAACTGTGTCACACACTAATCACGACCATACTGTTAGTGGTAATACTGGTGCCGCTAGTGCTGAAGCGACTAACGGTAACCTTCAACCATACATTGTTGTTAACTACATAATCAAGGCATAATCATGAGTGCAAACTGGACTTCACCATTATTGGGTACATTAAAAACTGCTGACGCTGTTGCTATCCAACAGATTGTTCAGTCTATTGCTATAGAAATAAACAGGCTTAGTCGTGAGGTTGACGAGTTGCGTAAGAAGGTTGGAAAATAATGGCTTATAATGATTATATTCTTTCCGAACAGGCTGCCCTACGTAAACGTGGGCAGCAATCCATCGCTAACCAGCAGGCACAGTTCTTGGGTCAGCAACGAGGGAACCGTAACTTAGCGAAGATTAACAAGAGGTATGAGGCTGGGTATCAGCCGTTGTTGAGCCAGTATGGGCAACGTGGGTTAGGT